ATCTTCTGCATAATCCCTGTCCCTATTTTCAAGGAACACTTTATCTTGAATATTAGTAATATCCGTTGCTTCTACATTGTGGAATAACTGCAACGCTTGGACTGCCCAAACATCACCTGTATCCGTACCGTTGAAGTCTAAAGGACGAATTCTCCAGTATCGGGAAGGTACTGTCGCTTTAAACTGCACTGTGTTCAAGCAGTCGTCGTCTGGCAGCAGAACTACCGCCGCCCCATACCATTTGATACCATCGTCAGAACGTTCAATACGGACGCGTGTAGCGCGTCTGGTGGCAGTATCTGATTGTTTTATAGCAATGGTAGCCACATTCTTAAAAACGCTTGTTTCGATGCCGTATGCGGTGCGAGAACCGTCATACGTCTTAATGTTACCAAAATCGTAACCTATAAACGACGATGCGGTTACGCCTGTGCCGTTTTGAACGGAGCGCCATTCGGTTACAAATTTATCAAATGCATTAGAAGATGGGAAGCTTGCAGCATCGCCACCAGAAATTGGGTCGCCTCGACCAGTACAATCTACTAACTTTCCTTGTTCATGGACACCCAAAAGCTTATAGACGTTCAAAGTGGCGCCAGCCAGATTCAAAGATTCTTCGATAACACCTTCGACGAAATCGTTACCGCGATTGTTCTGGAGGTCGAAAGGACTGCAATTAATATCACCCACAGTAATATCACGTCCCGCTACGGAACCTGAATTACATGGTTGTCTTGCTGCTGGTATAGTACCGTCAGGATTCAAATTATAATCTGGACCTACTGTATCTGTACAAGCGCCGTTTAATTTGTTGCAGTCTTTAGCCATTGTTGATTATCTGCCGCCCCATGTGCCTCTTTTAAAGCGTCCATAACTTTGCTTTAAGCGTTTAGTGTTAGGCGTAGATGCATTGTCGTCTGCGACAGTTGGTTTATTTCTGGTACGCATAGTATTTTGGAACTGCACATCCCTGTCACGGTTAGCTGGTGCCTTTGCTTCTTCTTCCTCGTCGCGCATTTCTTCATCGCCATTTATTGGTGCTGAAAATTCAATTTCATCGCCCATGTCGGCTTCGTCGTCCATGCCCATTTCCATATCAGCTTCACCATCACCCACAGGGTCAGAATCGCCAAGTAGGTTCTGAATCAACGCATAAACTTCTTTGCGCATATCTTCCATGTCCATGCCACGTTCTTGTGCGAACTGTACGACTTCTTCGTCTGATGGTTCTGGATTGTCTTGGAAGAAGCTCTTGATTTCTTCGGTGTCGCCACCCATGTCATCCATGCCTTCTTCGTCGCCCATGTCAATATCCATATCCATGTCCATTTCCGCGCCACCTTCGTCGCCGGGCATGTCCATCTTATAGTCTTTGTCATCCATGCGTGCTTCGTCATTTTCGTCGCGCATCGCGCCGTCGATGTTAAACTCTTCTTCTTCCGCACGCTGTTGGCGACGTAGAATGTTGTTCATTTTATAAGCGTTGACGACTTTGTTACCAGAGGGTTCACCATCAGGCAGTTCCATGTCACCATAGCTTTTCATTTCCTTAATTGCTTTATCTAAAAATTTTGACATTATTATCTCCTAATGTTTTTAACCTAATATAAATGATGAATGCATACCAACATCTTCTGGTGTGTCGGCTACGAATTCGTCTATCTGCTCAAGCAAGTCTTCGCGATATGATTGTGCAAGTGTTACCAGTTCGGCTGCGTTCAAAGATACACCACCACCAGCACCCGGCAATGTTGCAAACTTACCACGTATCTGTGATAACATCATCATTGCTTCTGCTAAAGCGTAACGCTCAATCCAAATCTTGGAATATCTATCTTTCATTAAATCTTGTTCAGAACGTTCAACCATACAATCAAGTAGGACACGTTCAGCCCGCGTAAACGCAGTATAGAAAGAAAGAAGTCTATCATTTTCATGGAAACTAAATGTTAAGCGTGTCGCAAATAAATGCTCCAGCTGTTCAACATATTGACTGACCAAGAAGAAACTTGTTAAGTCATAGGTTCCCATGTTGTATAAATGTTGTAATACAATCTGTCCGTATGCACCAGCACCATGCGCCGATGATAAGAAAGCAGACGTAAATCGATAAGCAGCGGTTACCGTTACTATCCGATTATACCCGATTACTTTGTTCGTCATAAGATACTGCTGCATGCCGGGTTGTATATCTAAGAAGAAGAATCCTCTGCGATAACCAGCCCCCGCGCGTTGACGATATGTTTCTAATGCGATGTTAACGCATGTATCCAATTGAACGTTATCCAATTCTACTTCGACAACGGGATAACCCAATTGCCTACGGATGCTATCCATTAATTCTCTTCGTTCGTCTGGTGTGCCGTCGGTACCAACCCCTTGTTCAAGATATGAAGGTACGCCAGATATTCCGTCATTACCACCCTTCGGTGTGACAACTTTACCTGTTGGATTTAAATTACTCCACAAGAACGAATTGTCAGGAATGTCACGCGCAGGATAAACCCGTGCTACATTTCCAGTATTCGCATATTCGCATTGTGCAGAGCCAATATCAAGTACACCATCAAATGCATAACCCGTTCCTATAGAACAAGGTGTGCTAGTGGCTTCTGAACCTTCTGGTGATGGAATTAGTATCGCCGTGTTACTACCTTTTTCGCGCGTCCAGAAAAGCATGTTTCCAGCTGTTGTAAACGCAACATCTACAACGGGGTTAGCTTGAATCCATGCACTACCACTCCATTCATATAATTCATCAGTGGTTGTGTTATACCATTGTTCCCCACGCACATACGCAAATGGTTGCGTTACGAATGGAACGTTTGACCATGCCGATGGTGGTGAACCAACACGAACGTACAATGCCGTGTTTCCTGTATCAAACCAATATGTTCCCGATGGAATAATGGATGGGTCTACTTCGGATTCTATTGGGTCTATTGGCGACCAAACAGTACCGTTCCACTGGTGCCATCTAATCGCAGGACTACCTGCTGGGTTGTACCAAATATCCGCAACAGCGGGTGTAGTTGGGTCTGTTTCTTTAACCATGAAATCGGTAACAGCTATCCAGCTACTACCATCATAACGACTAAGTGTATCTAATGTTGGATTGTACCAGAACGAATCAACCGCAATTGTTGCAGCCAATGCAGGGTCAGTTTCACTTTGTATAAATGATGTGACTTCAACCCATACAGCTGCAGGACTGCCTGTGCTATTCCAGTTAAATAATTTGTCATTTGTAGTGTCCCACCATAGGTTACAAGATTCCATAACCGTTGGGTCACCTTCCCAAACAAGTACAGGTTCAGGAAGCCATGCGGGAGCTGGAGATGCAGCTGTCGAATAAATGAATAATTCTTCTGTAGAAGGTTTATACCATACTAATCCATCTACCGCTGGTGTTGGTTCTGTTTCTTGAATTGCAGCACCAACAGTTATATCTGCCCATACACCAGCACTACGCAGCGAAAGTGTCAAAGCGACATCGTCATACCAATATGTTCCGTTAGGAAGTTGGTCTGGTCTTGTCTCCCATACAATTGCAGCAGTGGCATTCCACTTCAATAAATCTTCATCCCATTCGTTCAATTCCTCATTTGTGGTATCAAACCAATATGTCGTACATTCAAATATAGGGCAATCGGTTGGGTCTATTACTTGTGTATATGTTGGGTTATCACACCAGTTAGTACCGTTCCATGTGCGTGCTACGGGTTCAATTGGTGAACCTGCAGCTGTATCGGGGTCGTACCAAACAGAATCACACGTTGGTGTTCTTGGGTCTATTGCTGTCGTTACAAATGGTGTTGGTGTTGGATTCCATCCCGCGCCAGTTCCTTCTACTAAAATACCAGTAGATGGTGTGTACCAAAAATCACCAAGAAGCGGAAGTGCTGTGACGGGGTCAGTTGATTCATTAATTGAATCTTCTGCTGTATAAACATATCCATCGTAACTATACAACTGTTCTTCCATGGCATTCCAAAAAAGACCACCAGCATTTGGTGGAACTGGTGAATGCATTGGGTTGTCTAGTTGTAATATGTTGTTGCGTATTTCGTCCAACAGCTGTTGATATGTTCCTGCTTTAAGTCCGGGAATCGTGACAGGGATTGTCTTATAGTCGGAACCTTCGGGGAATGTATTATCATAAATAATGTCAAATTCGTAATCGACGCCGGGAATAAGACCTGTACCATCAGTAGGCAAAACGCCATTGTTGCCCAACTTTACTTCTTGTGATGCGGAGATACTTCCGTCTTCTTTATCAGAAAACACATCAGAATACGCACGGATGCCATCTGAATGATAACGATTCTGACAATCCACAGCATAACCAGCAACATAATATCCAACTTGTGGGTCAATATTATTGATTACTAATGAAGTGGTCATCGTTTCGCCGCGTGACTTTTCTTCACATTCATATATGGCACCGACGACTAATGCCCCACCAATTTTATCACCGACGCTTAAATCTGTGTCGGCGGTTGGGTCCGCTACATAAACTGTACCGTCTTGGGGAATGTTGGTGCCATCCATAGCTTTTGTATTAAGTAGGATGACGATGCCTGCATATGCGCCCGTATCAGAGCTTTCGCAGCCCTGTGCTGGCTTAGGTATAGTCCATTCCACGGTAGCTTGACCAGTGGACGGAACACCTTTCTTAAAATTAATTTTTATTTCTTGTCCTTCTGCTTTTAGGGCAAAAGCGGCATCTTGGATGGTTTCAAAAGATGACATCAATAAACACTCCTGTAATTACTGGTGTATTTATGATTTATGTCAGAGGGGGTGGTAATTATATATGTTCGGCGTTTCGTAGCAACCAGCGCTGTAATTTGTAGGATTGCCAATAGGTTGAATGGTTTTCTGAATCTACTTCGTCACACACGCCTTCGAACATTATATTTACAACAGTCGGGGCATCAACGTCTTCATAGCGCCATTCCACGATAACCTTATTATTGGGTTTGAGACTTACTTGTTCCTTGTCGTCTTTAGATTCACCTACCACGAGTTTGCAATACTTGGTTACCAAATATTCTTTCTTCTGGTGAGGAATTTCTTGTACTGCTTCGCGTAACTTTTCTTTAGACTGTAAGTATTCTTTGAAAGTTAAATTGGTGTCCATCATCAAACCCATGTTAAAATTATATGTAATTATTTATAGCAATCGTTTTTAAGTGAGTTGATTATTGTGGTTCTCTATACATTCCAGAAGATATAGAATAGTCCTTATTGCGACCTTTATTTTCCACAAACCCAAATCGCTTATAAAACTTTACAAGTCTAGCACGTGAAGTGGTTCCGTGCCTGTCGTCGCGGAGTCCGGGTGTCAACACAATACGCTTACCTTGTTGGTCTGCATATGTAATAAGGTCATTCATTACCGCAGTACCTACGCCTTGTTTTCTATTAGATTTTGGAACTTCTATCATATCAAGCGAAATTGTATCGGGGCGCTCATACACAAAGAAAGTTTCAAGGTTATACTTATCCTTGATTTGTTCTGCGAAGGCTGACATATTTTCAAACAATTGATATAGTTTCATTCTTATATTTATCTACATCCCTGCGTTGGCGGTTTCAGGATTATAGTGATTTTCAATATCAGAATGTAAGAAACCAACCTTTTCGCCAAATTGATTGGCAGTGCCGTGGCTGTTGTTTGGTTCAATAGTCCAATAGTAAGTCCCATCTTTCATCATTTCCAGTTCTTCTGGAAATTCAGATAGTGGGTATAAACTCGCATGACTTTCATGTACGCCGTCTTTTAGTTTTAAAGTTACTTTTTCCATCATATCCTCCAAGTCTTGTTTATATATTTATTGTTGACAATAAAAAAGCCACCCGAAGGTGGCTTTTTTCTACATCCCTGTAGTTACTACTAACTTTGCTTACGCAAGGTCAAGGTTAACAACGTTAATCTTACCGTAGTAATCCGCACTGTTACCAAGAGACGAAGCAGTATTCGTAAATACAGCCTTGCCGTAACGTGTCATTAAGCTAACTACTGGCTGGAATGTGGTTGGGTGAACAACTACACCAGAAGACATCAATGGGATATATGGGCAGTAGAAGTAACCTGTATCGGTTTCACCGTTACCACCTTTATAGCCAACAAGGATTGTGTCGTTAGCAGATTGTACTGGGCTGTTGCCGGGACCTAAGTCAAGACCTGCACCAGCTTGATTCCAAAGGTATGAATACACTTTGATTGAACCATTAAGGGTACCAACTAACATAGAGTTGTTAGGACCTTTGAATGAACCTTCGATTGCTGGCGCAAATACAGACTTCGCAGCAGATTGAAGCACAGACACGATAAGTGGAGAAACTACAATGTAGTTACCTGCACCACGACGGGTCTTACGTGCGATTTCATTCGCAACACGGTTGATGATTACACCAAGGTTGGCAAGACGGTCACCTACATAAGCAGGAGCGTAGTTACCACCAGCAGCACCACCGTAAGAACCAGTACCAGCACCGTCAAATGTTTCAACAGTTCCAGCAAGAGCCATAAGGTCAGTGATGATTTCTTGGTCAATTTCCTGAACGATTTCAGCGGAAAGTGCTTGAGTCATTTCTGATTCAACATCTAAACCGTGTTGTGCGTTAAGGTCTTGCATAGCTTCGATTGTCCAACCAGCTTGCAATTTACGTGAACCAGCTTCAACCGCTTGGTTTACAACGTCCATAGTCATCTTACGACCACCAGAACCTTCTAAGTAGCTACCAGAACCACCGTAAAGTGAACCAGCAACGCCGTTACGACCAAGGTCAGAAACGTTTTCTGCATATGGACCGAATCCAGATGTGTTACCTGCACCGATAGATGAAGGCCA